GCCGCCGCCGCCGCCGCCTACCGCCGCGCCTTTCCCACGGCCACGCTTACTGCCCACGCCCTCGCCAAGCATTGGCCCCGCCTGCAACCCGCCGCGACCGCTCTCCGCCCCACGCCCGCCGTCCCGGCCGAGCCCGCCGGCTGGCGCGACTGGATCGCCGAAAACTGCCCCGACAGCCCCTTTGCCCCGGGCGGCGAAAAGTCCGGCCTCGCGTGGCCCGACCTCGACCCCGACCACCGCCGCCACCTCCTCCGCCAACTCACCCAACCCGCCGCCGCCGCGTAAATTTCCCGCATGTCCTACGAAAACACCCGATGCCCGTGTCGCGGCCAAAAGCTCCCCGAGACGATGCTTTGCCCCGATTGCGAAACCGCCGTCGCCGGCACCTACGACCGCCGCGAGATGGACAACCCCGCCGCACCCCTCGAGGCCCGCCGCGCCGCCGCCATCCGCATCCTCGCCGTCTCTCGCCGCCGCACCCGCGCCACTTCTCCGGCTTCCGTGTCTTCCGTGTGTTCCGTGGGCACCTTCTAAAAAAAATGCCCACGCCCCTCGAGCTCATCGCCCTTGCCCGCTCCCGCCACTTTGGCGGCGGCGAGCCCGTGGCCGAGCCCGTGGCGGCCGTCCTCGCCGAGCTCGAGCGCGGCGAGTGGATCATGGCCGGCGCGCTCATCGTTGCCGAGCTGGAGCGCCAGCAAGCCGCCGCCAATCCTCGCCGCCGCCCAGGCTCAGCCGAAAATCCCGAGCCCTTCCCCGTCCGCTACTTTTTCGACCGCTTGTGCCGCACCGTGTGCGAGCTCGAGGGCAGCGATCCCACGCGCCTCACCGAGGCCGGCGCGCGCAAGATCCGCCACGCCGTGGCCGCGATCCAGCGGGTCAAGGCCGATCTGCACCCCGAGGATCTCATCGCCGCCGCCGGCGTGTTCAAAAAACTATTTCCCACGCAAAGCCTCACGGCGCGGCTTCTCGTCGATCACTGGGGCAAGCTCGCCGGCAACCGCGCCGTGGCCGCGGCGGTGAAGCTCGTGGAAGACGAGCCCGCCGGTTGGCGCGAGTGGATCAACGCCAACACGCCCGACGCCCCCTTCGCCGCCGGCAACGCCCGCGCCGGCGCTCAATGGCCCGATCTCGACGCCTCCTATCGCCGCTACCTCACCGAAAAATGCCGCCAAGCCCAACACCGCCCCGCCGCGTGAAACCCGCCACCCCTCCCGCCTGGCATCGGGCCGCCTGCTACGGCCGCCGCGATGCCGGCGACCCCACCGCGATCAACCCCTACGCCTTCGGCTCTCAATGCTGGATCATCTACGAGCAAGCCCGGCGCCCGTCCCCTTCTCCGGCTCCGGCTCCGGCTTCCGTGTCTTCCGTGTGTTCCGTGGGCAACTCCTCCGCCTCCTCCGCCGCCGCCTAAAAAAAAATGCCCTACGCTCCCGCCAAGCCCTGCCGCGCCCTTCGTTGCTCCGGCCTCGCCGCGCCTGGCTCGCGCTACTGCAGCGCCCACGCCACCGCCGAGCGCGCCGAGATCGCGGCCACCCGCTCGACGCTCGACGACCGCCGCGGCTCGGCCGCGTCCCGCGGCTACGGCCACCGCTGGGCCGCGCTCTCGCTCGCCATCCGCCGGCAGTTTCCTTTTTCCCTGGGCTACCTCACCCGCGGCCCGGCGTGGTCGCCCCGGCTCGCCCTCGAGTTCCACGGCCTACGCATCGCGGCCCAGTTGCAAAACCGCTCGATCTACTTTCTCGCCCCCGGTCGCCCCGGCGGCGATTTCTTGGCGGCCCATCCGATCTACACGTTGCACCTCGGCCCCGGCGTCACGCCTGAGACGATGCTGATCACCGCCGCCGACCGCGTCGAAGTGTGCGACCACATCATCCCGCACCGCGGCGACCAGAATTTATTCTGGGCCGAGTGGAATCTCCAAGCCCTGAGCAAACGCCAGCACGACACCAAAACCGCCACCGAAGACGGCGGCTTCCGCGGCGCGCACGGGTCGCACGGCGACACCGTTTCCCAAGCCTCCGGCGCTTCCGTGTCTTCCGTGTGTTCCGTGGGCAACTCCTCCGAGATCCGCGCCGATTTGCGGGCCACTCCTTAAAATGCGCGGCCGTCCCTCCAAACCCACCTCGATCAAAGCCCTCGAGGGCAACGCCGGCCACCGCTCGCACGACGACCGTGGCGACGAGCCCGCGCCCACGCCTGGCGTCGGCGAGCCCCCGCGCTACCTCCCGCCCGCCGCAAAACGGTGTTGGTTTGAGATCGTGGCGATCATGGAGAAAGTCCCTGGCTGGCTCACCGGCGCCGATCGCGACATCCTCGCGCGCTACTGCGACGCCCGCGCCCGCTGGGAGCACGCCGTCGCGACCGTGCCCCGGCTCGAGCGCAAGCTCGACCGCCGCAAGCTCACCGGCGAAGAGCGCGGTTTCACCCTCAACCGCCTCAACCTCCTTACCGGCCAACGCAAGCAAGCGGACAAAGAGATGACCACCCACGGAAATTCTCTCGGCCTCAACCCCGCCGCCCGCACTCGCATCCGGGTCAACCCCGGCCAAGCCGAGCTCCCCCTCGACGGCGAGAATGTCTCCCCCTTCACCCAAGCCCAAAACCTCGCCCGCGGCTAACCCGTGCCCACCCTCCGCCCCAAACCCACCGCCCGCCGCGTGACCAAATTGCCCGCCCGTGCTACGGGCCGCCCGGCGGCGCCGCCGCCCAAAGAGCCGCGCGTGCACGCCTACGCCCGCGGCGTCGTGGCCGGCGAAATCCTCGCCGGGCGCTTTGTCCGTATGGCCTGCGAGCGCCACCTCGCCGACCTCGCCCGCGCCGGCTTCGACGATCACGGCCGCCCCCTTCCGGCTTCCGTGTCTTCCGTGTGTTCCGTGGGCACCTCTCCGGCCCCCGCCCTCGTGTGGCGTGCCGACAAGGCCGAGGCCTGGCTCCTCTTCTTCGAATCGGTCCTGCACCTCGAGGAAAACACCCCGTTCATCCTGCACGATTTCCAAGCGTTTATCATCGGATCCCTCTTCGGTTGGTACCGCGCCGATGGCTTCCGCCGTTTCCGCAACGCCTACGTCGAGATCGGCAAGGGCAACGGCAAGACCCCGCTCGCCGCCGGTATCGGCCTCGGCGGCCTCACCCTCGACCGCGAGACCGCCCCCGAGATCTATTCCGCCGCCGTCTCCAAAGACCAGGCGGCCATTTGTTTCAAAGATGCGAAGATGATGGTCGAGGCCTCGCCCGAGCTCCGCCGCCGCCTGGCGCTGCAAGTCGGATCGATCACCACCGGCGACGGCGTCTTCCGCCCGCTTAGCTCCGAGGCCAACAACCTCGACGGCAAGCGCGTGCATATCGGCATCATCGACGAGCTCCACGCCCACCCCGATGGCACCGTCCAGGCCAAGATCCGCGCCGGCACCAAGCGCCGGCAAAATGCGCTCATCCTAGAAATAACCAATTCCGGATTCGGCCGCACCTCCGTGTGTCGCCAACACCACGAGAGCTCCGTCCGCATCCTCGAGGGCACCGCGCAGAATGATGCGTGGTTTGCCTACGTGTGCACGCTCGACCCCTGCCCGGCGTGCCTAGAAAAAGGCCTCGACCAGCCCGATGAAAACTGCCCCGCGTGCGACGACTGGCGAGATCCCGCCGCGTGGAAAAAGGCCAACCCCGGCCTCGATACGATCCTCCCCGCCTCCTACCTCCGCGAGCAGATCGGCACCGCCGCCACCGTCCCCACCGAGGCCAATCTCATCAAGCGCCTCAACTTCTGCCTCTGGACCGAGCAGTCGGTGCGCTGGATCAACATGGCCAAGTGGACCGCGTGCGGGCGGAGCAACGGCCGATTCGACACCCGCGAAAACTTGCTCGCCGCCCTCCGCACCGCCCCTTGCAAAGCCGCGATCGACGGCGCGAGCGTGGGCGATTTTTTTGCCTTTGTCCTGGAGTTCGACCTCGGCGGCGGTTTCTACGCCACGCTCCCCTTCCTCTTCATCCCCGAGGACAATCTCCCGGCCCGCGTCGATGCGACCGGCATCCGCTTCGACCAATGGCGCGACGAAGGTTTTTTATTCACCACCCCCGGCAACATCGTGGACTACGATGCCATCCGCGCCCACATCCTCCGCCTGGGCGCGGTCTATCAGATCTCCGAGATCGCTTTTGATCCGTATAACGTCACCCAGCTTATCACCCAGCTCAGCGGCGACGGCTATCAATGCGTGCCCGTGCGCCAAGGTTTTTTGACCCTCAACGCCCCGAGCAAGGCCATAGAAAAACTCGTGCTTACGGAAAAGCTCCTGCACTTCGACCACCCCGTGCTCCGCTGGATGGCGAGCAACTGCGCCGCGAGCGGCGACAGCGCCGGCAACATCAAACCCGACAAGGAAAAAAGCTCCGAGAAGATCGACGGCATCGTGGCGCTCATCATGGCGCACGACCGTTTCTTGCGCGCCGCCCCGCCCGAAAACAGCGGCGACGCCGGCGCGATCTTTTGAGTAGTGGCCCACGGAACACACGGAACACACGGAAGCAAAGCGCCGCCTCAATCCGTGCGTTTGTGATTTTTTCTCCGGTCCCCTTTCCGTGTGTTCCGTGTATTCCGTGGGCACCTCTCCGGCCTCCGCGCCCAAAAGTTTCCCCGAGTTTCCCCGAGTTTCCCTGAGTTGCGGTTTCGGTCTTGCCCCAGCCGCCCCGCGCCGCGCGTTGCTTGTCCCGCCATAGGAAGCAAGCCAACCATGCCGCGCGCCACATCACAAAACACCGACGGGCAATTTGGGGAAATTGCCCCCGGCGATGTGGCGCGCGCATCAGCTCCCGGCCTCTTTGCCCGCGCCCGCTCCGCCCTCGCCGCCGCCACCCGCGAGCTCCGCGGCGTCTCCGTCTCCACCGGCTCCCTCTCGGATCCCACTTCGGATCTGCTCGGCGCGCTCGGCCTCTCCACCCGCTCCGGCGCCCAGATCACGGAAGACACCGCTTTTAACGTCGCCACCGTCTCGGCCTGCATCAACATTTTGGCGCAGTCCATCGCGATGATCCCGCTCAAGGTTTATCGCAAAACCCCGACCGGCGCCGACGAGGCCATCGATCACCCGCTCTCGGCCCTGCTCAAGCGCAAGCCCTGCGCCGCGCAAACCTCCTACCAATGGCGCGCGTGGAAGATGACGTGCGCGTGCCTCGGCGGCAACGGCTACTCTCGCATTTACCGCGACACCTTTGGCCAAGTCACCGAGCTCGAGCCGCTCAAGGCCTCCGATGTGACCGTGCTCCGCCGCGCCGATCGCTCGCTCGCCTACCGCGTGCGCGGCGTCGACCGCGTGCTTTTTGATTACGAGGTCCTTCACCTCCGCGGCCTCTCGACCAACGGCGCCACCGGCCGCTCCCCGCTCCACGATATGCGCGAGAGCGTGGGCCTCGCCATGACGGCCCAGCAATTCAACGCCGCCACCTTTGCCAACGGCAACCGACAGCCCGGGCTCATCAAAGGCCCGCCCACCTGGGACCGCGCCAAGGCCACGGAATTCAAAAAATTCTGGGATGAAAACTATACCGGCGCCATCGCGGCCGGCAAAAATCCGCTCATCTTCGGCGGCGTCGATTGGGTCAACTCCGGTTTCACCAACCAAGACGCCGAGCTGCTGCTCACGCGCAAATTTGAGGTCGAGGAAATCGCCCGCGTTTATCGCGTGCCGCTCACCCTCCTCCAATCGATGGAGAAATCGACGAGCTTCGGCACCGGCATCGCCGAGCTTTCCCGCGGCTTCGTCAATTACACCCTGCTCCCTTGGCTCGTGAATTGGGAGATGGAGCTCGAGGATAAGTGCCTCACCGAAGCCGAAAAGGCCGAGGGCTATTTCATCAAGTTCAACGTGGGCGCGCTGCTCCGCGGCTCGCCCCTCGAGCAAGCGCAAAAGGCCGAGATCGAGCGCCGCTCGCGCCTCATCACGGTCAACGAATACCGGCGCCAACTCGACCTCAACGAATTCCCCGACACCGGCGCGAATAATCCTGAGTGGCCGCTCAACGCCCAGGAGGCCGGCCAAACCTCGCGGCCCGACGACTCGGCCGACGACGAGCCGGCCGAGCCGCGCAACCTCACGATCAACCTCGCGGCCCCGGCCCCGGCTCAAGTGCATTTCGGCCCCGAGAGTTTCAAGCTCGAGGCCCGGCTCGCCCAGGCCGCCGCGCCGGATCCGGTCAAGGTCGAGATCAACCTCAACCAGCCCGGCGCGCCCCTCCGCACCGTGCGGCACGTGCGCGACGAGTCGGGCCGCCTGATCGAGTCCCGCGAAGAGGTCGTCGTCTCCCCATGATCTCGCCGGCGCTTGCGTCCCTCATGCTCGGCCCACTCGCCGGCGCCGTGCTCAGCCTGCACACCGCCGATCCGTTGCCCGGCGCGCCCGCCGAGTTGAGCGGCGGCTCTTATGCGCGCCAACCCTTCGCGCTCAGCGCCGAGGCCGATGGCACGCACGTCAATGCCGAGCGCGTGTCGTTTCTCAACCTGCCCGCCGCCGAGGTCGTCGTGCTCGGCCTTTGGCTCGGCGGTGAGCTCATTTTCTCGAGCACGCTCGCCGAAGTCGTGGCCCTCCGCGCCGGCGACGGCCTCGACCTCCCGCCCCGCTCCCTCCGTTTCGATCTCACGCAACTGCCCGCCTAAACCACCACCACCATGAGCATGTCCAACGCGGCCGAGGCCGCCCTCCTCGATCTCCTATTCCTCAACACCGACTGGGCCAACATCGGCGACGCCGGCGGCCTGCAAAACAGCGCCGCGGCCGGCAGCTTCTTCGTGGCCCTGCACACCGCCGATCCCGGCGAGGCCGGCACGCAAGCGACGAGCGAGGCCGCCTACACCGGCTACGCCCGCGTCGCCGTGGCCCGCTCCGGCTCCGGTTGGTCGCGCTCGGTTTCGACTATTAGCAACGTGGCCACGGTTCAGTTTGGCGAGTGCACCTCAGGTTCGGCCACCGCCACGCACTTTAGCATCGGCGTCGCGTCTTCGGGCGCGGCTCAGATCATCGTCTCCGGCGCGCTCGATGCCACCCGCTCCATCAGCGCGGGCATCACGCCGCTTTTTAATCCCGGCACCCTCGCGGCGACGGTCGATTAAGTTCCGCTCCCGATGCCCATCACCTCCACAGCCGACGTCGCCGCCGCCTATTCCGAGGGACGCGCCCACACCCAAAGATTCTTTAAGAACCCAGGGGCGGCGGGCGATGGCCGCTGGCACGATTGGAGCTACACCTCCGGGCAGCCCGCCTACGAGGCGCGCATTGGCGAGGCCCTCACGCTGCGCCCGATGGATGCCACGCGCAACGAGGCAATTTTTTTCCCACCCATCGCCGCCGGGCAGACTCGTCACCTCACCGAGCTCTCGGTGTATTGCGGCGTCACTGCGCCCGATCTGCTCAATCAATCGTTTGAGCTCTACGACCTGCTCGGCATCTACCCGCTCATCGACGGCGGCAACACCGCCGAGCAAGTCCTGGTCAACTCCGCCACTCTGCCCCGCTACGGCGACGGCGTGGGCGTGCGAGCCGTGCTCGTCAACCACGTCGCCCCCGCTTCGGGCTTTGGCGTGCCGATTGTCGTCTCCTACGTCGATTCGGAAGATGTGACCCGCGAGGTCACGGTGTATTCCACCAACGACGGCCTCGGCACCGCCGCCGTCACGATGCGGACAAATGGAGCCGGCGTCCAGGGGATGCTCTACCTGCCCACAGAGGGCGGCGGCGTGAAAAGCATTTCAAGCGTCACGTTTCAAAATGATGCGGGCGGGTTTTGGTGCATCTATCTCGTCAAGCCCATCGCCCGCATCGATTGGCAAGGCGGCGCGACGGGCGTGATAAACACCGTCTTTTCAGTCAAAAATTTTGCAACGCACAACGCCTTTGATTTTCCGCGCATTTACGACGGCGCGCACCTCGGTTTTTTCGTGCTCCGCAATGGCGGCGCCCGCTCGGTTTCTATCTTCGGCACGGCCTCCTTTGTCTGGGGCTAACACTCAACACACCCAAAAACATGGCCCTCACCTCAATCAACGCAATCGTATCTGCTCTTAGCTCTGGTCGACGCTGGCGCTCCGACTGGAACAAGATCACCGGCGCCGCCGCCTACGTCGCCGGCCGCTCCTACGACACCACCTCACTCGCCGGCAGCCCCGTGGCCAATGCCTGGGCCGGCACCGCGCTGGCCTTCCGCGAGTGCGACGAGGCCACCGGCAACGGCACGCAGATTTTCGGCATCCGCCACGGCGGCGATGTGGCCGCGAGCATCAAGCACCTCCTCAACCTGGGCGCGATCACGACCGCCGCCACCGGCATCCCTTCAACGCTGCTCCTCGTGGACATCGAGGGCTACTGGCCCGGCATCAGCAACAACACGGCCACGGCGCAGACGCTCACCGGCACGCCCTCGCTCCGCGCCGCCAACGGCGTCGGCACCCGGCTCTATTGGGTCCAGACCGCGACCGCTGGCGCCACCGCGCAAAACATCGCGCTCAGCTACACCGACCAAGATGGCAACACGGGCAACACCCTCCCCGTCACCGTCGCCATGACGGCCTCCGCCATCACGCCGCACATTTCCCACAGCGGCGTCGCCGCCAATAATTACGGGCCTTTCTTGCCCCTCGCCTCTGGCGACTACGGCGTGCGCAACGTCGCCACGGTTACGTTTTCCGCCGCCAACACCGGCACCGGCGCGCTCGTGCTCGCCCGCCCGATCATGGAGATCCCGCTCGGCGTGTTGTCGCTCTATCACAACAAGGATACTTTGAGCCAAACGCCCTCGCTCCCGATCATCCCCGATGGCGCCTGCCTCGGCTTCATCTTGGTCGCGGGCGGCGCGGTCGCCGCGAGCACCACGTTTGTCGGCCACACCGAGACCGTCTGGGGCTAAAAAAAAACGTGGCGCTCTGGCCCAACAATTTCTCCAACCTGCGCGGGTTCTCTCGCATCAGGCTATTTGGCGATGCGGGCCTCGGCATGAGCCAACAGCTCACCCAGCGACAGCTCTCTTTTTTCGTCAACGACGTCGTTTCCCCGACTGCGAGCATCCCCGAAGGGTCGTTTGAGAGCCGCGCGTGCATCCTCGCGCCGCTCGTCGGTGGGGCGATGTCGGCCGGCAATAGCACCGCCGATTCCGCGCTCACCGCCGCCGCCGCCCTCATCGCAGGCGCACCCATCAGCGGCGCGGCCACGCTCACCCTCGCCGAGTCCGGCGCTAGTCTCTCCCTCGTCATCGCCCTCAGCGGCGAGGCCACGCTCACCCTCACCACGGCCGACGCCGTGCTCTCCCTCACGATCGGCCTCGGCGGCGAGGCGACCTGGACGCTCACGCCCACGGCGGGCCTGAGCATGATCGTGCCCGTCGCCGGTTCTGGCGTTCTCTCGGTCTCCGGCACCGCCGATCTCAAGGGCCTGCTCGCCATGTCCGGCGAAAGCTCGTCGTTTACCGCGCTCTCGCCCGAGTCGCTCGCCCGCGCCGTGTGGTCCGCCGTGGCCACCGCCAACGACGAGCCCGGCACGATGGGCGCCAAACTCAACGACGCCGGCGGAGCCTCGAACCCGTGGACCGAGGTGATCGAAAGCGGTTACACCGCCGCCGAGATCCTGCGCCTGCTCGCCAGCGTGATGGCCGGCAAATCCTCCGGCGGCGGCGGCGCTACCGTCACCTTTCGCGATGCCGCCGATAGCAAAAACCGGATCACCGCCACCGTCGACGCCAACGGCAACCGCACCGCCATCACGCTCGACGCCACTCCGTGAGCGTCCGCGATTCCTATTTTTCCGGCGCCTTTCCGCGGCGCTACCTCGGCGCCTATTTCCCCGTCGTCGTCGAGGCCGCCCCGCCCACGCCCACGCCCGGCGGCGGCGGCGATCGCTTCATTTATCCGGCGCGCTCGCGGCCGCCCCTCACCCACGCCGCCCGGGTCTCGGCCACCCTCGCGCTCACCGCCACCGCCGAGGCTCGCCGCCGCGCCGCCACCGCCGCCCAGGCTACGCTTGCCCTCGGCCTCCGCGCCGCGCCCGTGCCGATCCATTGCGGCGATGATGAGGCCTGCCTCTCCGCCGCGATCTTGCTCGGCGGCGGGTGAAAAGTTTCCCCGAGTTTCCCCGAGTTTCCCCGAGTTTCCCTGAGTTGCGGTTTCCCAGTTGCCCCACGCCCGCCGCGCCGCGCGTTGGTTGTCTCGTCACCCGCGCCCACCACTCCGCTCTCACGATGCACACCCGCGAAACCCGCTTCTTCAAATCCAAGGTCGAGCTCCGCGTTTTGACGCCCGAGCAAAAAGCCGCCGGCTACATCGGCGAGATGCGCGGCTTCATCCCCTACGGATCCGACTCGCGCGAGATGCGCGACGGCCGCGGCCTCGCCTTCGTCGAGCGCCTCGCGCCTGGCGTCTTCACCCGCTCCCTCGCCGATGCCGGGCAAACCGTCTTTGCCGATGTGGGCCACAACGACGCCGCCACCTTCGCCCGCTCCGGCGTCAACCTCACCCTCGAGGATTCCGCCGCCGGCCTCACCTGGACCGCCCTTTTGCCCGATACCACCGTGGGCCGCGATCTCAAGGCCAACGTCGCCCTCGGCATCATCGACGGCACTTCTTTCGAATTTGAGCTCCGCTCCGCCGGCGGCACCCGCACCGGCGAAGAGTGGGCCAAGCGCGACGCCCTCGCCGTCCGCACGATCCGCGAGGCGATCCTGCACCGGGTCAACCCCGTCACCGAGCCCGCCTATTTGGAGACCACCCTCGCCGCCCGCGGCCTCGCCGCCTTCACCGAGGCCACGGTCCCACCGGCCCCAGAAATTTCCGAAGACGCGCGGGAGACGCGCCTCCGGCTTCTCACCGCCTAGTCATCACCTCCCTTTTTACGTTCAACCAAAACCAACCACACACACACGACCATGAATCAGAAGCTAAAGAAAATGCACGAGGAAGTCGGCGCGATCAATAAAGAGATCCGCTCCTACCTCGATTCCGAAACCCGCAAAGCCCTCACCGGCGAAGCGCGCGCCAAAGACGCCAAGCTCGCCGAGCTCGAGACCCGCCACGCCACGGCCGCCGCCGATTTCGATGCGGAGTTCCGCCAATCCGCCCGCGAGGGCAACAAGCCCGTCGAGCTCAGCCGCGACGAGGTCCGCTCGGTCGATCGCTTCGACCTGGGCAAGGTCCTCAACCACCTGCACCGCCAAGCCCGCGGCGCCAATGTCGGCAACATCGACGGCGTCGAGGCCGAGCTCTTGCAAGAGGGCGAGCGCGAGGCCCGCTCCGCCGGCATCGAAGCCGGCGGCATCATGCTCCCGCGCCTGCTCGTGCGCCGTGGCGTCAATCGCCGCGATATGACCGCGAGCGGCACGACCTCCGTGGCCGGCGACCAAGGCGGCATGACCGTTGCCACCGTCAAGAGCGGCCTGCTCGATGATTTCTACAACGCCTCGATCGCTCGCCAGCTCGGCGCCACGGTCGTCGAGGGCCTCGTCGGCAATCTGGATCTCCCGCGCCTCACCGCCGGCACCGCTCCCGCCGCCAAGGCGGAGAACGCCGCGGCCGACGAAGTCTCGCCCCTCACGGCGATGCTTTCGCTCACGCCCCGCCGCCTGCCGGCTTACATCGACATCTCCGAGCGCCTGCTCAAGCAGAGCTCGGCCGCGATCGAGGCCATCGTGGGCCGCAACCTCACGGCGCAAATGCTCGCCGTGCAAGAGGTCGCCATCTTCCACGGCGGCGGCACCAACGAGCCCTCCGGCCTCGCCGGCACCTCCGGCATCGGCTCCGTGGCCGGCGGCACCAACGGCCTCGCGCCCGCGCTCTCGCACCTCGTGGCCCTCGAGACCGCGGTCGATACCAACAACGCCCTCAACGGCTCCCTGCGCTACTGCTCCAACGGGCAGATCCGCGGCAAGCTCAAGCAGACGGCCAAGTTTAGCTCGACCGATTCCGTCACGCTGCTGCAAGACGGCCAGATCAACGGTTACGAGGCCCTCTTCTCCAACGCGATCTCCCGCACGCTCACCAAGGGCAGCTCGTCGAGCGTCTGCTCGGCGATCTTCTTCGGCAACTGGCAGGATCTCTACGTCGCCTACTGGGGCGGCGTGAGCCTCGAGATGGTGCGCGACAAGACCAACGCCATCTCCGGCCTCTATACGCTCGTCGCCTCGAGCTACTACGACGCCGGCGTCGCTCGGCCCAAGAGCTTCGCCGCGATGCTCGACGCTCTCGGCGCCTGAGCCGTGTGAGCTTTGCGAGCCCCTCAGCCCCTCACCGGGCTGGGGGTCTCTTCTAAGCCCACACCTTTCAGACAAAAAATCTGCCCATGAAAATCATCCCCACGCAGTCCATTGCCATTGCTGGCCAGCATTGCGAGGCCGGCCGCCCGGTCGAGGTGGCCGATGCCGTCGCCGCCCAGCTCATCGCCGAGCGCCAAGCCACCGCCGCCCCCGCCGATGCCACCGCGCCCGCGGTCGAGACCGCCGCCGTGGCCCCCGTCGTCGAGACCGCCGCCGTCGCCCGCTCCGCCCCCCGCAAGCTCAAGGCCTGATTTTTCCGCCCATGCCCGCCACGGCCGCACGCAACTACCCCGCCCCGCTCTTCGCCGCCGATCCCGTGCGCGTCACGGTCGTGACGCCGCCGGCGGTCGAGGTCGCGCTCGTGGCCGACGATCTCGTGCAACAGATGCTCCGGCTCGATGGCACGACCGATGCCGCCTACATCACGCACCTCATCGCCGCGGCGCGGAAACATTTTGAGAAACAGACCGGCCTCGCGCTCATCACGCAGACGCTCACCGCCACCTTCGACCGGATCCCGGCCAACCGCCACGGCAACCTCCGCCACCTCGATCTCCCCCGGGCGCCGCTCATCTCGATCACCTCCGTCAACTACATCGACGACGCCGGCGTCGCCCAGGTCCTCAGCCCCTCGGCCTACGCCGCGAGCGCCGTGGGTTGCGACTCCGCCTTCGGCCGCGTGAGCCTCAAGCCCGATTACTCCTGGCCGGATCTCGGCGAGTATCCCGGCGCGTTTTCCATCACCTTCGTCGCTGGCTACGGCGCCGCCGCCACCGCCGTCCCCGAGGGCCACCGCTACGCCATCCTCGCCCTCGCCGCCTGGTGGTATGAGCAACGCCTCCCGGTCAACGTGGGCAACATCGTCAACGCCGTGCCCCACCACCTCGACGCCCTGATCGAGCAAGCCCGCATCGCCTTCCTCGCATGAGCCTCCAAGCCCAAGGGAATACCGATCCCGGCCAACTCGACCGCCGCATCGTGCTGCAATCGCGCACCGCCCAGCGCGACGGCGTGGGTGGCAAGTTCGACGTGTGGACCGACTCGGCCACCGTGTGGGCCATGCGCCGCGTCGACAACGGCCGCCGCTACTACGCCGCCGAGCAAGAGAGCATCGAAGAGACGGTGACCTTTCGGATCCGCTACCGCACCGGGGTCGTGGCCTTCATGCGGGTCGTCTATGGCGATCAATTTTTTGAGATCGTGCAGAAGCCGATCGAGCTCGGCCGCCGCGCCTACCTCGAGCTCGTCACCCGCTCCATCCGCGAGCCGGTCTCCTCCTTCTCCGACGAGTTCTCACCCGAGTTTCAATAATCCCATGCGCCTCTCCCGCTTTTTCCGTCCTTCCGTGTCTTCCGTGTTTTCCGTGGGCACCCTGCTGGCGTTGGTCGTCGCCCTGCTCACCGCCCCGCTCGGCGCCCAGACCGCCAAGAGCCGCGCCGCGCTCTATACCGAGATCGACACCAACCTCCCGAGCACGACGGGCGCGATCACGGCGGCCGTGCTCCGCGCCCAGCTCAAAAACATCGTCGCCTCCGCCAACAACACGATCAACGCCGATGCCCAGCCGATCGACGCCGACCTCACCGCCATCGCCGCCCTCACCACGACGAGCTTCGGCCGTGGCCTGCTCACCGAGGCCAGCGACGCCACCCTCAAGACCACGCTCGCCCTCAACCTCGTCACCAACACCGCCGATGCCGACAAGCCGGTCTCGACCGCACAAGCCACCGCCATCGCCGCCGCCCAGGCCGCCTCGCAACCGCTCGACGCCGATCTCACCGCCATCGCCGCGCTCACCACGGCGAGCTACGGCCGCAGCCTGCTCACCCTCGCCGACGCCGCCGCGCTCCGCACCTCGGCCGCGCTCGTGATCGGCACCAACGTCCAAGCCTTCGACGCCGAGCTCGATGCCATTTCCGGCATCTCCGCCAACGGCCTTATCGCCCGCACCTCGGCCTCGACCGCCGCCGCCCGCACGCTGACCGGCACGGCGGGCCAGATCACCGTGACCAACGGCGACGGCGTAGCGGGCAACCCCACGCTCTCCCTCCCCACCGCGCTCACCTCGATCAACAGCATCACCAGCGCAGCCGCGTCCAACCTGACCCTAGGCACAGGCAGCTTCGGCACGGCGTTGACCTTTGCAAGCGCGACGGGCGCGGCGACGTTTTCGGCTCCTGTTTCCGTTTTTGGGTCAACCGGCACCGAAGTAAATTTTGCGCTCAATCAGAGCGGGGTTGGGCAGTGGTCTTTACGCAACATAGCAACGAGCGGAGACTTCCGGCTTTCAGTCGGTGGCAACGATTGGTTCAGTATTGTCCGAGCCACGGGCGCGGCGACGTTTACCAACACTTTGTCTGTTTCCGGCACCACCGCCAGCACGTCCACCACGACCGGCTCGCTTATCAACAGCGGCGGTTTCGGCAATGCGGGGGCGGCGTATTTCGGCGGTTCGCTGAATCTCAACAACGGCGGAATTTTGTTTCAAATAGACGGCACGACCATTCCATCGACTATTGGCCTTTGGTTCCGCCAAGCGTCGCCCTCAACCAGCAATTACGGGCTCTCGGGCGATGCAAGTAACACAATCTTAAACGCGCCCACTGGCGGCACCGTTGCCCTGCGCATCAATAACGGGAATTACTTCGCACTTACCGCAGCGGGTGGCTATGTTCTGCAAAACGGCAAGGTCAACATAACCGACACCACATCGGCGTCTAGCTCTACGGTTGGCGCGTTCACAGTCGGCAACGGCAGCGCAGCCACCAACGTGGCAGTGGGCGGCGGCAACATCGTGGCGGGCGCACAAATCCGCTCGACCTCCGCAACGGGCGGCATCGGCTACGCTACCGGCGCGGGCGGCGCAGTCACGCAGATCACGAGCCGCACCACGGGCGTGACGCTCAACACCGTCGCAGGCGCAATCACGCTGTTCACCGCCGCAGGCAGCGCGACGTGGCAATCATTCACCGTCACCAATTCCGCCGTGGCCGCGACTGACACGATCATCGTCAACCAGCGCAGCGGGACCGACCTCTAC